CCCCAGCTACAAAGCCCCCATCAACATCAACGAAACGAAGCTCCTCATCTTGAACGAGCTCTCCGACCTCACCGACTCGGCCCCCCAGATCTACGTCACCGGCGATCCCAAAACCGGCGCCCGCGATGCCGGGGTGGAAAAAGCCATGCAAGCCTACTGGCGCGCGGCGTTTGTCGACATGACGCTGCTCGAGGCCTACGCCGACGCGGCGATCTGGCCGTGTGGCTTCTTGGAAGTGGTCTGGCAGCCGTGGCGCTTGCAAGGCCAGGGCGAGATTGTCATTCGCGCCCGGCACCCGCAGAGCGTCTATCCCGATCCCCGCGCCACGTCCGATGAGGACTGGCGCTACGTCATCTGGGAAGACGTCATGGATGTCGTCGAGGTGCGCCAGCAGTGGCCCGATACCGGCCGGCGCGTGCTCCCGGATGCTGCCACGCATGGCAGCACGCAGCACGGCCTCTCCGGGGGCGATCCGTTCGGCGTGACGCGCGGCGAGGGGCTCACCTCGCCGCTCTATCCCTACGGCGGCCCGGTCCCCACAGGCGGCGCCGAGACCGGGGTGCGGGTCTATACCTGCTACACCCGGGACTTGCAGCTCGAGCACAAGGTCGAAGAGTACGAGGACCTCGACGGCACAAAGAAGTTGCGCCAGGTGGCGCGCTACAAGTACCCCCAGGGCCGCTTGATTCAGTGTACGCAGTCCGTCGTGCTCTATGACGACATTAGCCCCTATTGGGGGGAGTCGTTTCCCCTCATTCAAGTCAAGCTGCAACCGAGCATTCACGGCTTCTGGCCACGCCAGAGCCTGGTCTCTGAAGTGCAGGAGCTGCAGCGGGGCAGTGACAAGAACGAGTCGCTGGTGCTGGAAAACGCCCTCCGTATGAACAAGGGCATCTGGCTCGCTGATAGTTCAAGCGGCATTAATCCTAAGACATTCGCTGACGTGCCGGGCCAGGTAGTGCTGAAGCGCCAGGGGACGGAAGTGCGCGCACTCTATCCGCAGCCCATGCCACCGGAAATGATCACCCACGGCGAGCGGCTACGCGCCAAGATGCGCGAGGTGCTGGGGTTTCAACCCTCCCGCCAGGGCCAGCAGGGGCAGGGCAACGTCAGTGCCGAGCTCACCGAGACGGAGATTTCCCAGAGCATGGGCCTGACACGCTTGCGCTCACGCCTGCTGCTGCGCTCAGTGACACGCCTGGTGCAAATGCTGTTCTCGCGCATGGCGCAGTTTTACACCACCGAGCGGTTCCTGCCGTTCGTCGAGGACGAAGTGTGGAAGCCGATCACCTGGACGCCGCTGATGGAGTGGGAACGGTACGCCGTGCATGTGGACCCGAACTCGTTTCAAGTCCAATCAAAAACAATGTTAAAGAGACTCTATCTTGCTTTAGCGAAGATGAACCGAGTGCCCAACGAAGACTTGCTACGGATGCTGGAAATCCCCGGCTACAAGGAGATCGCGCAGCGTCAGCAGCAAGAGATGGCGCTGGCAGCGGCGGCCAAGGGGAAGAGCCAGGGAGGGAGAAGGTGAGTGACCTGCCTACTTTAATCGCCGCCTTGCTCGACACCGGCCTGCCCTCGGGGAGCTCGGTGACACTGCGGGTGTGCATTGGCGACCGCAGCCAGCCGTGTGCCCAGCCGGATCTCCGCAAGCCCATCGATCCTATGGCCATGCTGTCTGGCTTACTGCCGTTCCTGCAGGGCAGCACCGACGATGACGCAATTCCCCCACACGAGGAAGGAGGGATGGCCCATGAGCCAGGAGACCGGCATCAGCCAGATCAGTCACGACGGGGACAGTTTCCGGGTGCAGGGAGTCCACGAAGGCCGCAGGAGCGATTTCCGGGTGGCGACGGCGGACGTCCAGGCGCTCGAGAAAGCGGGGGGGAAGCAGGCCGTGATGGACTTCTTCCACCGTTCGCTCGGCGCGGCGCGGGAAGACCAACGCCATGAGGGTACGCCCTGAGTGGCTGCTGCTGGCGCTGTGCCTGGGCGGGTGCACCAGCCCGCTGATTGATCAGCTCAACGCCCGCCAGGTGGCAAGCTGTGTCTGGTGGCGTGGGCCCCTGGGCTATCAGCATGGCGTCACGGCAACTGGTGGCGTGGAGATGCAGACCTGCCTGGCGGTGCCCTGCCAGATGGTGCGCTAGGCCCAGGAAGGGAGGTGAGGAGGATGCGCGAAGACCGCTTCCGTCGTGATCGCCGGGTGCGTACACCCCGGGATACCGGCACGAAGAGTCGGAGTAAAGGCCGACGCTAACCCAGGAGGTGCTTATGGCTGAAGCAGGACGTGGCAGCAGTGGCCGTGTGACGATCGCCTCGCCGCTCTATAGCGAGGGCGTGCACCACGCGGAAGTGACCAGTCCCATGTGGGGGAACGATCCGCCCGATCCGCTGGGCTATCTTCCCACGTCGCCGAGTGGCGGACTGCAGATCAAGAGCAGCGGCTCCGGCGATGACGTGAACGACTGGAAAGACACGAGCTTTGAGGGCGACGACGGCGACGGCGTCTAGGAGGTGAGCTATGGCAACCATGCCACGACCGCCCATGCCGCCCCCGCCAGGCCCAGGAGGGCCCGGGCCTCCAGGCCCCGGTGGACCGCCTGGGGGACCGCCTGGCGGCCCGATGGGCGGTCCACTCATGCAACAAGCCCTGGCTGGTCTGGCCGGGGGCATGCCAGGCGGCGATCCCGCCGCGGCGCTCCGTTCGCTCCAGGCAACGCCACCGCCCGACAACGTCGAAGTGGCGATTCGCAGAGCGCAGGACACCGTAGGGTACGCCATGAGTCAGATCCACCAGCGCAGCCCGGAGGTGGCCAAAGAGCTGGCCTCGGCGCTGATGAATCTCAAACAGGCCGCGCAGAAAATGCAAATGCTGCCCCGCGAAGAGGTGCCGCCACCGCCCGCGGGGTTGCCGATGGGTGGCATGATGATGGGCGGGCCCCCTCCAGGGCCCGCCCCAGGACCACCTGAGATGTAGTGGTAGTCCCATTGCCGCGTAGGGAGGGAGTCCCGGCCAGGATTGCCCCTCCCCCGCAGATGGAGCATAGCATGGCTGACGTAAGCTGGAACACCATTATCAGGAATCGTGAGGCCTATCCCGACGAGATGGTTATCGACGTGAACGGCGCCCCGATCGCCCTGGGTGATCTCCGCAATACCGCTATTCCTAAAGAAGATATGACAAGATTGACCCAGAACTGGAGTCAGCGCGACCAGGCGGCCCGGGCCCAGATCGATCAGTTGCAAGCCCAGCTTGCCCAGGCGCTCACGGCGGCAAATACCGATCACGCCGCCAACACCTACGAGGGCAGTTCGCCGTACCCGACGAATGGCGCTCCGTTGGTCGACTACGAGCGCGATCCGATCCTTGCCCCGATCTTCCAGGCCTCCAAGCTGGCCCTCGAGCGCGCCGCCAGGACCGAAGAAACCATCGCAAGACTCGAGCGCACCCTCGAGGGTATCGGCTCGCAGCTTGGGCAGTGGCCGGTCATGATGGCCTTAGACCAGATCAAACGGAACGACCCGTATAACGTGGACCCCCAGGCGCTGGTGCAGCACGCGCTGGCGTCGCGCCAGGGGCCACCCAATCTGAACGAATCCTACACCCTGCTGACGCGCGAGCAACGCGAGGCCGCCATCCGGGCCGACGCCGAGAAGGCCGCCTACGAGAAGGCCCGCATGGAGCTGGCGCGCGGCGCAGTGCCCTTTCAACCCTTCGGGCAACCCGCCACGATGCGCACGCCCGAGCCGGTCTACGCCAACCTCGACGAAGCCGAGGCCGCGGCCACGATGGATCCGGAAATGCTGGCGATCCTGATGGGCAGCGCGTAGCCCCCAGAAAGGAAGTAGAGCTATGGCAGAAGTCGGCAGCGCACTCTCGCAGCCGCCTATTACCCTGATCAATACGGCTGGGGCGCTTACACAGAAGCATTTTCAAAAGACCCTGGTGGACTCGGTGTTCAAGCCCAGTCCCTTCTTCTGGCGGCTCACGCGTCTGGGCCGCAAGTTCACGGGAGGCGCGCTGGTCTGGCCTCTGATCAACCAGGAAGAGCTGACTGGGGGGGCCTACTGGGGCGCCCAGCTCCTCTCCACCGATGTCACGGACTCCATCCAGCCAGCCGAATTGCAATGGCGCGCCTATCAGCAGCTCATTGCCATCCCGGTGCTCGATGCCGTGCTCAACCAGGGCATGCAGGCCGTCAGCAACCTGGTGCGCTCCAAAGAGGAAGTGGCCTTCGGCAGCTTGCTCCAGAAGCTGAATAGGGCGGTGCAGCGTATCGCGCCCCAGAACACCGCGATTGATCTCGACGGCGTGCCCCTGGCGCTCGCCGATACCGGCAGCTACGCCGGCGTCCCCATCCAGTCGAACGCCGTCACTGGCTTTGTCTGGCGCACCAACGGGGGCAACGGCGTCACCGTTGCGCCGGTCGGCGGCCTCACCCTCGCCAACGTCCAGACGGATTATGGCCGGGCCACCTTCGGCAACGAAGAGCCCACGCTGATCGTCACGACCCAGGCGGGCTACAACACCTATTGGGGCCTGCTCACCAACAACCAGCGCTTCATCGAGGACGAAGAAACCACGCGGGGCGGCTTCCGCAACCTGATGTTCAACCGCGCCGTGGTGCTGCACGACCAGTTCTGTCCGGCTGGCGAGGCGCAGATGTACACCGAGAAGTATGTGCGCCCCATCTTTCACCCGTTCGATCATTTTCGCATCGACCCGTTTATTCAGCCGACGAACCAGCGCGTCATCGTGTCGCATGTCTGGCTGACCATGCAAATGCAGTTCCTCAGCTTACGGCAACACGCGCGCATTACCGGGCTGACCAACGCCTAGAGGGGGTGCTTCATGGCGCAGACGCTGGGCCAGGCGGCCCGTCAGTATAGTCCGGAGTTCGATAAGATCCCGGTCGGCATGCCGAATGTGGGGGCGGCCCTGGCCAACGGCGAGTTTGAATTTGCCGATCTCACCACCGCCTCGCCGGTGGCGACCGGGGGCAACGGCGACTTTGGCTACGCCCGCAACTATTTCCGGGCCGTGGTCAATCTGAAAACGTTTGTCCCAGGCACCGCGGCCTCGGCATTCGCCATCCAGGTCGCCGATGACGCCGCCATGTCCGTCAACTTGCGGACGCTGGGCGTGCAGGTGATTCCCGCCGCAGCCGGGCAATACTGCCTTGTCCTGCAGGGGGTGTGTCCGGACGCTCCCAGACGGTACGCCGCGGTCCTGTTTATTCCGGGGGCTGGCGCCTCGGGGACCTGGGACGCCTTTCTCTCCAGTTGTCTCTAGGAGGACCCGATTATGGAGACCATACAAGTCACCTTCAGCGATGGGGGAGAGGGCCGCCTGGCGCAAGAACAGCCAGGCGGCCCCGTCGTCTGTGAAACGGCGGACGGCAGCGTGCAGACGGCGGAGGAAGCCGGTACGCTGTACCTCCTGCAAGTCATGGGCGATCCGGAGCCGCCGCAGATCCAGGGCGCCAGGGACGCAGGGTATGTGATCGAGGTGCAGTACGGCGCCGCGCTGGTACTGCCACCGCCTCCAGAACCCCCGCCACTCAGGCAGACGGAGGAGGGCGGGGCGGATCTGCGCTCCACGCCCGAACCCGAACGGAGCCCTGGCTGGGATAGTTAGGCCAAGGAGCATGGTGCATGCCACCCCTCTACAGTCATTTGTACCGCGTGGTGCAAGATGTGCAAGGCAATATCGTGACCGAGGTGCTGGGCACGATTACCCTGGCCGAGACCGGGGCGCTGGCCGTGCTCTACGCCGATGCCGAGGGACTCTTCCCGCTCCCCAACCCGCTCGTCAACAATAGTCAGTATGGCTCCTTCAGTGTCTACCTGGACGCTGGCACGTACAATATGAGCTTCGTCAAAGCCAGCTACGTCTTTGAGGATCTCAAAGACATGATCATTGCCGAAGCCTCGGGCGGCGTGGCCTCGCTGGTGGGCACGCCGAACCAGGTGCTGGTCTCCACCAGTACCGGCGACGTGGTCCTCTCGACGCCACAGAACACGGACCCGGATGCCACGCTGCAGTTCGCGCATCTGGGCATTGGCACGCCAGGAGAAGCTGGGTACGGCCTGGCGGTACAGACGGTCAGTCGCTTTGGCGCCCAGCTCACCACGGTGGGGATTACCGCACAGGGCGTGGTCAGTGCCTACTCACACCTGATGAGCGACCGCGCCGGCGATGACCTCGTCGCCTTTCATACCGACCTCATGGCGGCCGGAGGGGCCAATCGCTGGGCGCTCTGGGCGGGAGGCACCGCGCCCGCCTATCTCGGCGGGTCGCTGATGGTGGCCGGGGCGGTCTCGTTCTCAAATACCTTCACTGTCGCCAGCAACATGAGTGTCGGCGGCTCGCTCGCTGTCACAGGCGGCCTGACGGTGACCGGCACGGGCCAGATCACCAGCCCGTTGGGGCTGGGCGGCGCGGCCGTGGCGGGCTACTCGCTGACGGCCTACTACAGTACGCAGCTTGCGGCCAATGTGACGATCGGCATGGTGGGCACGGCGGCGACGTATACGCTCGATGTCAACGGCAACATCCGGGGCCGCGCCGGGTTTTACTTCGATGCTGGCGGTACGGTGGCCGGCACGATCACCACCACGCATCTCACCGCCACAAACAACATTCAGGGCTTTTACTGTGGCCTCCAGGGCGCGCCGGACGCACGCTTTGCGCTGCGCTCCTATGGCAGCAGCTATTTTGATGGCGTAGTGGGCCTGGGCATTGTCCCGTCCTACACGCTCGATGTGGGCGGGTATGCCCGCTTCAACGCGCCGGTGGGCATCGGCACGCCTCCCAGTCCGTCCTGGTCGCTGGCGCTCATTGGGCCGATCCTTACCTATAGCAACGCGCAAGTGAACGGCACGCTCTGGGTCGGGGGGCAGCTCACCGGCGCGGCGAACGTCACCACCAATACCGTGAGTTGCTCGTCGGTGGCGTGCTCGGGGCAAGTGTACGGGGGGACGCTGGTTGGGGGAAGTACCCAGTCGGGGTATCTCGGGGCGGGCTATGCGCCCAACGGCGGCTACTGGATTCGGGCCGGGATAAGCTGGATCGACACACTCTATGTGGGCGGTGGCAGCGATGGCGCGCATACCTTCCGCTGCTACGGCGCGGCCTATGTCGACGGGACGACGCGCCTGAATGGCGAAACGGCCATCGGCGCGGTCAATCCCGGGCATGAGGGGTACTACTTTCATGTGGGCGGCGACAGTAAGTTTCGCGCCAACATCAAGGTGGATGGCACCGGCTATAAGCCAGGCGGGGGGCCCTGGGCTGATTCGAATAGTCTGGCGCGCTACAAGACCAATATCCGCCCGCTGCAGGGCGCCCTGGCGCAACTCCTCCTCCTGCACGGCCGGGAATGGGAATGGAGCCCGGACTATCCGGCCCTGGAGCAGGCGCTTCCCGGCACCCGCACCGGGCTGGTGATCGACGAGGTGGAGTCCGTGCGCCCGCAGTGGGTGGTTGCCGGGCCGCAGGAGCTGCCAGAGAGCAAGGCCCTGGCGATACACGGCTTCGAGGCGCTGGCGATCGAGGCCATCAGAGAGATGGTGGCGCGCCTGGAGGCGCTGGAGGCGGCAAGGAGGACAGATGGCGAGTTATAGCATGAATCTCACCGAG